AATAATAAATGTAGTAAAATGTGCTAGTATTACAAATGAAAGGAGTTTTACATGGACATTTATACAGAATTAAAACTTGAGTTTGGTTCTTTATACCGATTGGCGATGCTTTTAGGTATTAGAGAAACGGCTATTTATCAATGGAAAGCTAGGTGTAAAGGAATTCCAATTAAGCATTTAAGAAAAATAGTTGAATTGTCAGAAGGTAGATTGACTAGAGAAATGCTTAGACCTGATATTTTTGGAGAATGAAATGAGTAATTTTTATATGAAACAAAAAGAAATTAATTTAGATTCTGTAGAGATATTTCCATCACCTAATGGCACTTTAATAATTCGCACATTAGGAATAACAGAACATGAACAAACTATAGAAATTTCTAAAGAATTTTTTTGTCAAATGATTGCTAATAAAGAGGATATTTTAAAAGCTATAGATGAAAACAACAGTTCTTTTTTTTGGGAATGATATGTCTTATAAAGTTAAAAACTGGGGAAAGTTTCAACATTTTAAGGATAGAAGACCACCTTGGATAAAACTTTATCGTGATTTATTGGATGATTTGGATTGGTTTGAACTTGATGCTGTGTCTTCTAAAAATTTAATTAATTTATGGTTAATTGCTAGCGAATATGAAGGAAAATTACCAAGCATTGAAATATTATGTTTTAGATTAAGACTTAAAAAACAAGAGGTTACATCAATTTTATCTAAGTTGTCTCATTGGTTGGAACAAGATGATATCAACTTGATATCAGAGGTATATCAAGATGATAGTACAGAGACAGAGACAGAGACAGAGACAAAGAAGAATGTATCAACAAGAATTATTTTTAATTCTAAAAACAATTGTTTTGAAAATATTGATGATGTTCAAAAGAAGTTATGGAAAGAAGCATATCCAGCTGTAAATTTTGAAATTGAATTAACTAAAGCAGTTTTATGGTTAAGAGATAATCCTACAAAAAAGAAAAGCGACTACAACAAATTTTTAAGTGGATGGTTTTCAAGATGTCAAGATTCAGGTGGTACTAAAGTAGGAATTCAAACAAAAGAACAAGTGAGTTTTATATGACTGGACAAGATCAAGCCTTTAAGTTTTGGTACAACAATGATTACTTACATGGAGTATTTGTAATCGTTGGTACTAAACCTGATTGGTTTAATCCTAAAGACAGTTATTGTCCTATGCCTACCATCTACACAGAAAAAGATATGCCTCGTAGTATTGATTTAGCATTTTTAACAAATCAAGTTGTAAACCTCATTCATGGCGACTGTACGGATGAACAATTTGCAGCTTGGTTTATTCATATTACCAACTTAAAACCAAAAATCCTAATTGGATTAGATTCGGAGAACGAAGTTCATGTTAGTAAACATTGATTTAGAGCAGTATCGTGAATATCACGACATCATGTACCAGATTAAAGAAAAGTCCATATTTCAAGATGACATTAAAACTTATTTTAAAAACCGTCATTTAGGTATAGAAGGCGATAAACTTCCTTTTGCGAAACTAGACCAGCTTGTCGGACTAAGACATTCAGAGCTGACAATTTGGGCTGGAGAAAACGGTTCAGGAAAATCATTGATTCTTGGTCAATTGAAACTATCACTCTTAAAAGCCCATAAAACGGTTTTAACGGCTTCTTTAGAGATGACACCTACTAAGACCTTATCTCGCATGGTTCGTCAAGCTATAGGTTCATTAAACGTGTCTAATTACGATATTGAACAGTTTATGGAGTGGAAGAAGGATAAAGCCTATTTATTTGACCATCAAGGAAGGTTAGATGCTTGGCAAGCTATTGCTTTATGTCGTTATGCAAAACAGCATTTAAAATGCGATCACATTATTTTAGACTCGATGATGAAGTTAGTCAGAGGAGAAGATGACTTTAACGGACAAAAAGACTTGGTAGATGCTTTATGCGATGTTGCTAAAGAAACAAAGATGCATATTCACTTAGTCCATCACATTCGTAAAGGTGGAGAAAGTAATCGAATTGCTGAAAAAAAGGATATTAAAGGTTCTGGAGTTATCACCGATTTGGCAGACAATGTCGTGCTTATAGCTAGAAACCGTATTAAAGAAAGAGAAACAGAACAAAACAGGATTGCTGACAATACGCAACCAGACACATTTTTAATTACTGCAAAACAACGAAATGGTGATTGGGAAGGTACTTTAGGACTATGGTTTGATAAGAAAAGTCAGCAATTTACCGAGAGTTTTCAACAACCTATTATTAATTACTTGGAGGAATGATGTTAGTTCTTCCTATAAAAAATGAGGAAACTTACGAATGGTTATTAAAAAAACACTATGCAAAACGTATTCCACAAATTATGTATGCTTTTGGTTTATATAAAGATAATATTTTAGTAGGTGTAATTACATATGGAATACCTGCTAGTCCATCATTATGTATGGGTATTTGTGGAAAAGAATATTCTGACAAAGTTTTAGAATTAAATCGAGTTTGTTTATTAGAAAATGATAAAAATCAAGCTAGTTATTTAGTCGCTAATTCAATTAAATTACTTCCAAAACCTACCATTATTGTTTCTTATGCTGATACAGAACAAGGACATATAGGTTATGTTTATCAAGCTACTAATTTTTTATACACAGGTTTATCAGCTAATAGAGTTGATTGGACTATAAAAGGTTTAGAGCATAAACATAGTAAAACTATAAGCGATGGCATGACTTTAGAATCAATAAAAGAAAAATATGGTGATGATTTTTATTACACAGAACGAAGTAGAAAACATCGTTATATCTATTTTCATGGAACTAAAAACGATAAAAAAATATTAAATTCAAAACTTTTATATAAATCTGAACCATATCCAAAAGGTGATACTAAAAGATATGACTCTGGTGGCAAAGTAGCAACTCAATCATTATTATTTTAAGGAAATTAATGGAAAATCCTAATAAAGTCGTGGAATTTTTACTTAAAAACGCTGGCAAATATGCAAAAGCTAAGTCGGAACGTATTTATATCGAAGAATTTAGAAAGTCTAAAAAAGCACTTTTAATGCAAATAGCACAGTTAAAAGGAGTTGAAACAATGGCAGCTCAAGAACGTGATGCTTATGCTAACTTGGAATATCAGGAGTTGCTAGAAGGATTAAGAACTGCTGTTGAGGTAGAAGAAAAGTTACGCTGGCAGTTAATTGCAGCACAAATGAAAATTGACATATGGCGATCACAAGAAGCATCCAATAGACAATTAGAAAGAGCTACATTATGAACCATCCATTCCAAATCCTGTTGCATTTAATTAAACAATATGAAATTGCTTGTAAAGAATTAGATTCAATACGAGCTTATGAAATTGCTGTAGATATAAGCGACATTGCTTTACAACTTGAACGATTTGCAGAGAATTTAGCTAATGAAGATCGATAACATTATGATTAATAAAGAATTATTGGATAAATTATTTGTATATTGTGATGGTAAACTTTATTATAAAAATCATAAATATAAAAAATTAATAGGAAAAAAAGTTGGAACTTTGAATTCTAATGGATATTTATATGCTCAAATAAATGGCAAACGATTTGCAAATCATAGGCTTATATTTTTAATGCATCATAATTATTTGCCACAATGTATAGATCATATTAATGGCAATAAATTAGATAATTCTATTGAAAATTTAAGAGAAGCAACTTATTCACAAAATGGTCAAAACGCAAAATTACGAAAAGATAATACTTCAGGTATTAAAAACATAAGTTGGAATAAAACTGTAAAAAAATGGAGAGTTCAAATAAAAATTGATGGCAAAAAAAAACATATTGGATTATTTGATAATTTAGAATTAGCAGAATTAGTTGCAATAGAAATAAGAAATAAATATTGTGGAGAATTCGCTAATCATGGTAACTAAATCAGAAAAGGAACATTATGGCAAAGTTGCAAGACTGGGATGTATATTGTGTAAATCCGTACTTGGCTACGATGATACACCATGCGAAATCCATCATATCAGACGGATGGGAGGAAAAAGAAAGCTCGCAAATGTCATTGGACTCTGCCCAGAACATCACAGAGGCAATAGTGGTGTTCACGGACTTGGGCGAAAAGGATTTGAAGCTCGCTATGGCATTGACGAGCAAACCTTACTTGAACGTACGGAAGAATTATTAAAATGCTGACATTTGCTTGGCCATATAAGGAGTTAAATCCTAATTCAAGTGCTCATTTACATGTAAAAGCTAAGAAAAAAGCAATTTACAAGACAGATTGTTACTGGCTAACTAAAATGGCAAATATACCTAAATCTGATTACAAAGAAATGCATATTATTTTTTATAA